CTCTGGACGGAGTAACTATTGGTGCTGCTTCAGCTGCTGACGCCACTGTTGCTGCTTTCGTAGCAACCGGTGACGTTGATCTTGGTAATGCTACTAGTGATACCATCACAGCTACCGGTCGTTTCGATTCGGATCTTGTACCATCTAGCGACTCTGCTCGCGATTTAGGTTCTAGCGCGCTTCGTTGGAGTACAATCTACGTCGACAGCATCGTTGGTGCTGATATCGCTGCTGATACTGAGAACTATGGGGCTGCACCTTATAGCTACTCACTTTCTGCGAGTGTTGATTTTGCTCTGTTAACCACAGCTGCTCAAACATACACTCTTCCAGCAGCTTCTGCTGGTAAGAAGCTTGATATCAAATTGTCTGGCTCAATCCACACATGCACAATCGTTGCAGCTTCCAATGATTCTATTGAAGGTGGTGAAACCATCATCCTTGAATCTACTGGTTCTGCTATCAGCTTGGTTGCTATGGATGCCACACACTGGTTCATCGTCTAGTATGATATATTCTATTTAGTTTTCTATATAGGATAACCTTTTGGGCGCCTCTCACATTGTGGGGGGCGTCCTTTTTTGTTTATCATTACTATTTAAAATTGCAGAACGCCTTAAAAGAGAGAAGGATAAAAAACTATGGCTTATAACGTGGTGCAGTCGCCAAGTGGACTGGCAGTAGAGCAAAGAGAACAACTGAATAAAATAGATAAAATCGACCACGCCATCGATAACTTCTCAGACGAAAAGATCGGCGGTAACAAGATTTTCACTAAGACGGTAATTGCGAAAGGGTTCCAATTGCACGACGGGAGAGAAATCACACCACCAGCAGTAGAGGCGATCAAGAACAACCAGGCTGGGTCCCTCTTGCTAGCTACGGGCACCCCGCTTATAGAGACGACACCCAATCTCTCTTATGATAACGGAGTACTTCTCGGACGCAAGCTGAAGTTCGACAGCATCGAAGGGAATGGTAGCCTACTCAACCACTTAGATGCCAGCGCGCTTGAGGGGACACTAAATCTAGAGACCATAAAACTCCCTCCAAATAGTGCTATCTCTACTGCAAATAATCAGCTTTATGTGGACTTTGATGCTGCAACACCAATGAGCAAGACCGGTCAAACAGTTTCTGATGGTGACAAACTACTCCTATTTGATACATCACAGAACGGCTTACGTCAAACAACATTTGCTGAATTGTACCGTGATTATATCAAAACAAAAGGACACCACCCCGGCGGCAATCGCCAAAGCCTTCAGTTTAGAAAGGGCAACACATTTGGTGGCGCCGAGACTTTACGCTTTGATGAGCAAAAGAACACACTTAATTTAGCCGGCACCCTGAATGCTATGACTGCTCGGATAGAAGACGAGCTAGTAGCAGAAGGCGCCTTACGCGCCCAAGGGGCAACTTACCAGAAGATCACACACACAAACATCCCAGAATATGAAGTTCAAGCTGATGACTACACAGTATTGGCAGACACAGCCGATAATAAGGTTTGCGTAATATTGCCAGATGCATCCGAGAATGATGGCAGAGTTTTAAATATCAAACTTATTAATTCCGAGAAGTATCGTATTAAAGGCAACAAGCTCGTTATCAAAAGCGCCGGCGGACTTCTAGATATATACGAGGAAGTTATACTTAAGATGACAACATCGAGCAGATCCTTCCAGTCAGATGGAAAAACTTGGTGGATTATCAATGGTCGGGGATCCTGACACTAAATTTCTCTACTTACTATGAAAGCAGATACAAAGGAACATATATAAATGGCTTATAATACCTCAAAGGGACCAAGAGATCTCGGAGACATTAAAAACGAAAACGACACAGATACCCAGATTGATTTTGGATCTGATCAAATTTCGTTTAAAACAAATAGCACTGACAGATTGACGGTTACAAATAGTTATATATCCTCTTCTGTGGACGTTACTATTTCTGGCTCTCTTCGTGCTAAGAGTTTGCAAGCAACTATTCATAACTTTGCGAACGCCGGACTAGCTACATATTTCATTCCTTTTATGTCTACTGTTGAAGCCACCACTCCCACTTACCTAGACCACATGGTCGCGCCAGCACATGGTCGCCTTGTTAAGGCACTTGTTCGCATGTCGGGCACGCAGGCAGGCTCTGTAACTTTGGATTTGTATAAAGCCGCCAACGGAACCACAAACTTTTCTGGTGCTAGCGCCACTGATATAGTGGAGAGGTCTACAAAGACTATGGCTGCAGCAGACACCACGGTTAGCTTTTCTCTAACCGGCTCAGAACACTTTGGAGTGGGCAATATCGTGGGGATCGCAATCGATCCTGATGCAGCTTCCGATAACGTCAATGTTACCTGTGTGTGGGAATATAATTACATTGATCTATAGTCTATACATAAAAAGGGGTTTTTGATCCCCGCAACACTATTTATTGTGAAATAGTACCATTTCATTTCAGGAGTATATTGATGTCCGATTTATTGAGAGATGCAATTGTTGACGCAAAGGCATTACGCGAGGCAGCATTAAAAAACGCAGAAACTGCAGTTATTGACAAGTATTCAGACGAAGTAAGAACTGCCATGGCCGCGCTCTTAGAGCAAGAGGAGCCCGATTTGGATCTAGGTCTGGGTGGAGAAGCTGATCTTGGTGGGCTGGACTTAGAAGAGCCCGCACCACCGGCTGGCGTTGAGGAAGTTGCCCCAACTGGCGACGGTGAAGTCGTGGCTGAGGATATCCCTCTTGCTGCAACTGATGACTTTAGCGAGCTTGACGGCGAGAATCTCTCTGGGCTGCCTAACACTGGTGAGCCAGTTGAGGTAGAGATTAACTTAGACGCTCTTCAAGAAGCTGTACAGCAGCTTCAGGGCGAACAAGAGATTAATATTACAGAAGAAGATTTAGCAGAACTGCTCTCCACTGGCGACGAAGTTATTGAAGAGGAAGCTGATGACATAACTGGCGAAACCGCCGGCGAAGAGAGTGCAGAAGAGACAAAAGCCGAGACTGAGCAATTTCAAGCTACGGATGATGGCGGCGAAGGTCCTGTCGACGAATCTTTTGAAATGTCCGATGATATCATTGACTCTATCGTCGAAGAACTTACAGTAGATATGGACGCATCCTTATCGGGCTGGGCTGGACGCTCCTCAGAGAGCATGAAGTGGGAGATGGAAAAAGCTCTCGCGCACCGCCGCAGCACTGATATGCAAGATGAACTAGAAACTTTAAAGAAGGCTCAAGAAGAGTTGGTTTTCGAAAATAACCAACTGAAAGAGTCCCTTAAACAACACAAGCAAGCAGTAACAGAGTTGAAGGAAGCAACACAACATGTGAACCTTTCTAACGCTCGCTTGCTTTACACGAACCGTGTTTTGAGAAATACCTCCCTAAATGAGCGGCAAAAAACTAAGATTGCTGACGCTATTTCGAGAGCTGGTTCTGTAGCAGAGGCGAAGATGATTCACCAAACGCTCGAAACTACAGTGGAGAGTTCTCCTAAGAGAGAACCAAAATCACTTAGCGAAGCAATTGGTCGCCATCGAACTTCTGTTATGCGTGCTTCCCGCAAGGAAAGCACATCATCCGATCCAATCTCGGATAGGATGAAAAGACTAGCAGGTATCAAATAGATACAATATAAATACAATTTACAGGAGGTATTAAAAAAATGGCTGGTATTATTGATAGATTGACCGAAGGTGTTGTCAATCGTGATATGCGTGCTGAAGGGCATGCATTGTTAAGTAAATGGGAGCGGACAGGTCTACTCGAAGGACTGGACTCTAGTCGCACCCGACAAACTATGGCACGTTTGCTTGAGAATCAAGCAAAAGAGCTTCTCCGTGAGAGTTCTACAATGGCGGGTGGTGATGTTGAAGGCTTTGCAGCTGTCGCATTCCCAATCGTTCGTCGTGTATTCGCGGGACTGATTGCTAACGATCTTGTTAGTGTTCAGCCGATGAGTCTGCCAAGTGGTCTCATCTTCTTCCTTGACTTCACAGTAAGTCGTGACACAGGTGGTGGTGCTGATGATCAGTATTCTCGTCTGGGCTACAAATGGTCTGGTTCGTTCTACGGTGGAAACGCAGTAGGATCACAAATCACCGGTGGTGTGGACCTTGATGGCTATGGTGTTGGACTTGCAGGTGGTGCATATAACCTCAACAACGGTTATTCATCTCCAACTGGATCTGCTTTAGGTAATGCGGTCACTATTACTCCGGTCCTCGGATTTCATGGAGACTGGGGCGACGTTGACACTGACGACGCTAACACAATGAAGGCTTTCCGTTGGGATGCAGACCTTGTGTCTGGTTCCGCAACTGTCGCAGAAGTTATCCTGCTTAAGAGCGGACTAGATCAGGTTAGCCTTGACGGACCTCAGTCTTTCAATGTGTCCTCTTCTAGTGGTAACGGTGTTATACAGAATGCCGCCGGCACCGCCCAAGCGCGCATGTTGCGCCGTTTGACTCACGAAGTTAGTGCTTCTGGAACTCCATATATTGCCACTTACTGGGTAGGATTGGGAGTAGATGGTGATCATACTGGAGACAGCCTCAACTTAGGCCGCGCAGTTCTTTCGGGAATTACGGCATCTGTTAGTACCCTCTCTTGGGCTCAAACTGATGACCTCGTAAACGGTGGAGCGATGGGTTCGATTGTTGGTCAGACTGAATGGGGTCTTGAAAACCAAGATAACATTCCTGAGATCGACATCAAGGTCGACAGCATCGCTATCACAGCGATGACCAAGAAGTTGAAAGCGAAGTGGACACCCGAATTGGGTCAAGACCTCAACGCTTACCACAACTTGGATGCAGAGGTAGAACTTACTTCGATTCTTTCTGAGCAGATTGCTCTTGAGATCGACCGTGAGATCCTCGCTGACCTTGTAAATGGTGCAACGGCTGCAACATACTACTGGGCTCGTTCTCCTGGTATGTTCCTCAACCGCGAAACTGGTGCCGAGATTGGTGCGTCTACTAAGGCTCCCGACTTCACCGGTACTGTCAGCGAGTGGTATGAGACTCTCATTGAGACAATCAATGATGTTTCTGCTCAAATCCACCGCAAGACTCTTCGTGGTGGCGCAAACTTCATCGTTTGTTCCCCAGAGGTTGCCAACATCCTTGAGTTCACCGCCGGATTCCGCGCATCTGTTACTGCAGATGACGAGAAGGGTTCCGTTGGTGCTGTTAAGGTTGGATCACTTTCTAAGAAGTTTGACGTCATCGTTGACCCATACTTCCTCCGAAACGTGGTTCTCGTCGGTCGACGTGGTTCCAGCTTCCTTGAATCTGGATATGTATACGCACCTTACGTGCCACTACAAACCACTCCTACCATCTTTGGACCAGAAGACTTCGTGCCTCGCAAGGGCGTGATGACTCGTTATGCCAAGAAGATGGTTCGTCCAGACCTCTATGGACTCGTTATCGTCCGTGGACTTCTCGGTGAGAGCGGCGGCTGATAAATAATCAGTAGCTAAATTTAAAACCCCCGCCAAGTATTCAGTTATTTGGCGGGGGTTTTCTTTTATGAAAATGCCAATATCCTAAAAAATATGGCCCCCAATTTTTTGAGATTTTCGTTTTTCTAGCCCGGGCAGGATCCTTTAGACATAAAAGACTACTTACTACAGCAGGAGTTTCTATATATGCCAACTGATCTTCAACCACTATCGACAACTAGCGCCATTGTACTTACATCGACCGGAAGTGCGATCAAAGTCGCGACATCGCTTCCCTTTGGAGCTTATACTGGCTCAGCCGAGTTTATCACAGGAGCGGTTGCTCAGGTAGCCTATGTATATAAGAAGCTTGGTGGCGATGTTGTTGACATTGAGCTAACCCCGTCAAACGTATACGCAGCTTACGAAGAAGCAGTATTAGAATACTCATATATCATTAACCTCCATCAAGGTAAAAATGCCCTCGGCACAATGCTGGGCAATACTACCGGTACATTTAACCACTTAGGCGATATGGTTGATAGTCCGCTATCTTCGAGCTTAAGCGGCACACATGTGGCACTCAAATACCCAAAGTTCAAGTTCCAGTCAGCGCGAAACATCGCAGACGGGCTTACCTCCTACGCCGGCATGGGTGGCGACGTTAGATACTACTCAGCATCCTTTTCACCAGCCACAGGGCAGCAGGACTACGACATTCGACAAATCATCATGGACGCATCCGACTCTGGTGTGGACGACGGCGGTATTGCGGTCGATTATGCCGGAAAAGTCAACAATAAGCGCATTAACGTTACCAAGGTGTTCTTCCGTTCGCCTCGTGCAATGTGGCGCTTCTATGGATACTACGGCGGTGTAGGTGTTGTCGGTAATATGTCGACATACGGACAATATTCGGATGATTCGACGTTTGAAGTCATTCCTACATGGCAAAACAAGATGCAAGCCATCATGTATGAAGATTCATTAAGGACAAGAACATCAAACTACTCATATGAGTTAATCGATGGTAGATTGCGCCTGTTTCCAATGCCTAGTTATTGGGGTCTTGGCGAAATGAGCCGTATCTGGGTTCAGTTTTATGTAGAAGACAACGCATGGGAAGGCAGAGCCGGACCATCTGGCAGCGTCGACGGCATCAACAACATTAATACAGCCCCGTTCGGCAACATTCCTTACGAAAACATCAACGCCATTGGTAAACAATGGATTCGTAAGTATTCGTTAGCACTCTGCAAAGAGATGCTGGGACAAATCCGAGGAAAGTTCACCACAATTCCAATTCCGGGTGAATCAGTTACGTTAAATCACTCGGATCTACTTTCACAAGCTAAAGCTGAACAAGATTCGTTAAGAGACAAGCTCCGAGAGCTACTCAAAGAGATGGAATATGTCCAATTAGCAAAGGATGATCAAGAAAAAGCAGTAGCAACAGCTGAAACGCTAAAATATTCGCCGCTTCCAATCATGGTGGGTTAGATAAATGTCAGATAACGAATGGAAAAGACCACCTGCTCCGCCTGCTCCCTTGTTTTTGGGAGAGAAAGAGCGAAATCTTGTCAAGCAGGTAAATGACGAGCTAATTGAAAAGGTCATTGGGCAACAGATCCTTTATTATCCGATTGATCTCGAAACGACGGACTTCCATGAGTTATATGGGGAAGCAATAGAGAAAACTTACCTCCCACCAGTCCGAGTATATGCACTGGTTGATTTCACGCAGTTCGAAACGACATATTTGGAGAATGCAGGAATCGACAAATCGTGGGAGATCAATGTCCATTTCCATAAGCGCCGATTAACTGAAGATCAAAACTTGTTCGTTCGCGAGGGCGATTTTGTACTGTACGGTGACTTCTATTATGAAATAGTTAAGTTATCTGAGCCCAAGAAGCTGTTCGGACAGGTCGACCAAACATTTGAAGTGCATGCAGTCTGCAAGCGCGCAAGAAAGGGGCTTTTCGATGCTACCTGATAACTTTGACTTTGCAATGCTCCCAGAGGGAGAGGACGGACAACTCACACTTAAAGAAGTGGGTATGTTGGCTTCTACAATCGAGAATATTGATTTCTCCCTTGTATCGTGGCTTAAGAAGGATCTAGACCTACAAGCCCACACTAACGAAGGCTTTACTCAAGTACCTGTTATATGGCAGGTGCCAGAGCGAGCATATCAAATAAAGCACAAGAAAGATCTCCGAGATGATGGAGGTGCTCTTAAACTCCCAATTATAAGTGTTGAAAGGACTGGTATTACCAAAGATCCTGCGAAGCGTGGGGTGTTCCAAGCAAACTACTATTCGAAAGATAAAAACGGACGTTCCGGGAGATTTGTATTAGCGAAAAGAATAGTTCCTGATAAGACTCGTAACTTTGCCACCGTAGGCAATACTCGCACAAACTTAGAAGTAAAGAGACAACCATATTATCCGAGAAAGAACAAGAAGGTAGTGGTCCAAACCTTGTCAATCCCACTCCCAGTATATGTTAATGTTGACTATAAGATAGTGATTAAGAGCGAATACCAACAGCAGATGAACTCGCTAGTCAGCCCGTTCATGGCTCGCACCGGACAGGCGAACACCTTTGTGATGCGCCGAAACGGACACCTATACGAGGCGTTCATTGATCAGAGCTTTGCACAAAGCAACAACGTGTCAAACCTCGCAGAAGAGATGAGGATGTTTACTACCGAGATCACAATCAAGGTTCTAGGCTATCTTATTGGCGAGGGAAAGAATGATGATAGACCCATCGTTAGGATTGACGAAAATACGGTAGAATATCAGTTTCCTTCCGAAAGAGAGATGCCAGCAGGCGAGGTACCATGGTTCTCTGACAGTTCCTGAACACAGTGGGCTTTTTTCTGCTTAGTTCAGGGTCCTTTTTCAGCTTTTCGACCATACCCACACTATTTATCTATGATTGCACTATAATACAATCTTGCACGCATCACAAGAGGGACTAAGCAACATGTCAGTAAAAAGTTTTAAATTTGTATCGCCGGGTGTCTTTGTCAACGAAATTGACAATTCCTTTCGCCCACAAAACCCACAAGAAATCGGACCAGTAGTTATTGGTCGATCGTCTCGCGGTCTGGCCATGCAGCCGATCAAAGTCGAATCATATTCGCAGTTTGTTCAGGCGTTCGGAGATACCGTACCAGGCGCCGGTGGCGCTAACGATGTTTACCGTGATGGAAACTACCAATCGCCAATGTACGGCACATACGCCGCGAAGGCATTCCTACAGCCATCTGTCGCACCAGTTACTTACATGCGCTTGCTTGGTCAACAGACCTCAGCCGGTGGCTCTGCTGGTGGCGCCGCAGGTGCAGGTTGGGAAACATCTCAAGATCTCGGCACTAACCCCGCAGCAGTTGGTGGTGCTTATGGGCTCTGGGTCTGTCAATCGGGAACGGTTGCAGATCTGACAGCAGCTAATAACAATCTTGAACTCGCCGCAATCTTTTATATGAATACCGGCTCCATATCTCTTAAGGGAACTCCGCTCGGACTCGCAACTGGAACCGGTGCCATCGGCGCCCGCGGGACATCGATCACACAGCAAGGTGTTTTAGTGGGAACCGATTCTGACGGCTTATTCAACATTGTTGTTAGCGGCACCCTGAATGGCGCGCAAGAATTCAAGTTTAACTTTAATGACGATAGCGCCAACTTTGTGCGCAGAAAGCTCAACACTAACCCTCAACTCCTCGCAGGAGGATTTTACCCAAGTGCCTCATTGCAGGACTTCTGGGTTGGAGAGACTTTTGAGCAAGAACTGCGCGATCTCGATTTCACCACTGATACGAGCCTTCAAGGGGTTATCCTAGGCATTGGGCTCAGTGGCTCAACTGATACTGGACCACAAGATATGAAGCAGGCTTCACGCGAAGCTGTTGCTGGTTGGTTTATTGGTCAGGATCTAAGCGGAGACGCAGCTAGCTACGCTCCGGCTGCCCAGCAGAAACTATTCCGCCTCAAGGGACGCGGCCACGGTGAGTGGTTGCAGAAGAACGTAAAGGTATCGATTGGCAAGGTTCGTCAATCAAACTCTAGGGTTTCTGATTATGGAACGTTCTCTGTTATCCTGAGAGACGTACGCGACACCGATAACAAGGTTGTGGTAATCGAACGCTTTGATAACTGTACTTTGGATCCTACTTCTCCCGATTATATCGGTCGCAAGATTGGTACCAAATATACTTCTTGGGACTCAAACGAACGCCGTCTGAAGACTTATGGAGAATACGACAACAAATCTGACTTTGTTTATGTAGAGATTAACGAGGCTGTTGAACAAGGCAGCGCCAACTCGCTATATCTTCCATTCGGCTACTTCGGACCACCAAGCTTTACAGGACTATCGTCTGTGACTAGTTCTCAACCTCAAGCTACTACGCCCTTTATTATAGGCGGCGCCGGACTCCCTGAAGCTGGTTCAGATGTCGGCACCACCGTCTTCGTGCAAGGTCTGGTTTCGGCAGTTTCGGCTTCTTTAGGCGCCCCCGCTGCCGGTTGGAACATAGTTGCTGCAACCGCTTCCCTCAACTTCCCGAAAGACCGCATGCGTCTTTCAGCTAGTGCTGGTGGACTTTCCAACCCCACTGACGCATATTGGGGATGGTCAACCGTTAGAACTCCAAGTTCAAGCGCAGGTTCTACACGTTATGATAGAAGTGTTAACGACTGGCACAGACTACTTTATGCTGATTTCCCAGCAGATCCAACGAATGGCACCGGCGGAGCTTTGGCTGCTGTCAACTCTACACCCGGTGTTGATAACTGGTCTTACGTTTTCTCACTGGATAACATTCTTACAAATGCCAGCGGTCAGTATCTTTATGCATCAGGCTCTCGCGCTAGCGAGGCTTCTGTCAGCACTGGTTCCTATACCGCGCTGCTTGATGCCGGCATGAACCAGTTTACTGCTCCCTTCTGGGGCGGATTCGATGGCTGGGACATTACCAAGCCAGATCCTCTCTATAACAGAGGTATGACATCGGCAGCTACTGAAGACAACAGTTATGCATATCACACATATGCAAGAGCTATTGATACACTCGCAGATCCAGAGACTTTGGACATGAACCTTGTGGCAGCACCGGGACTCACCAATAAGACTCTTACTGAACGCATGATTAACATGTGTGAGGCTCGTGGAGACGCGCTAGCGCTGATTGACTTGCCAGATGTTTACTTCCCTGCTTCAGAGCAGTATTACGCTGACAAGAGCGACAGAATCGGAACTACTCCGGTAAATGCTGCTAGTTCACTTAAAGACAGAAGAATTGACTCCTCTTATGGTGCAACCTTCTACCCGTGGGTTCAGACACGCGACCAAACTGGTCAAATGTTGTGGATTCCGCCTACTGTCGCAATGATGGGAGTTCTTGCAAGTTCCGAGAAGAAATCCAAAGTCTGGTTCGCTCCAGCAGGATTTAATCGCGGTGGACTCTCTGAAGGCGCCGCCGGTATCCCAATCACGGGAGTTACCGAGAAGCTTACTTCGAAGAATAGAGATACTCTATATGAAGCCGGCATTAACCCTATTGCCTCATTCCCATCTAGTGGAATCGTGGTATTTGGACAGAAAACCCTCCAAGAGCGCGCAAGCGCACTCGATAGGATCAACGTTAGAAGAATGGTGATTTACCTCAAGAAGCAAATCTCTATCCTTTCAACACAGGTCCTTTTCGAACAAAATGTCCAAGCAACATGGAACCGGTTCAAATCTCTGATTGAGCCGCTTCTTGCCAACACAAAAGTTGATTTTGGTATCACAGACTACAAGTTGATTCTTGATGAGTCTACCACGACGCCAGATCTAATCGATCAAAACGTCATGTATGCCAAGATTATGGTGAAACCCGCAAGAGCTATCGAATATATCGCAATCGACTTTGTGATCGCTTCGACAGGGGCTTCATTCGATGATTAGGAAAGATGGGGGGATAAAACCCCTCGCAACACTATATAATATAGATAACAGGAGTTCCAACTAATGCCATTCTGGTCAACAAATTTCGGTCAAGATACCGCCCTTCAAGATCCTAAAAGAAAATTTAGATTCACCGTGGAGTTCCAAGGAATTCAGGCACAGCAGGGGGGAGCAGCTCTCTGGTATGCAAAAACGGTTAGTAAGCCTTCTTTTACGGTAAATGCCGCAGAGCACAAATATCTCAACCACACTTTCTTCTATCCAGGCGCCGTCACATGGCAGGATGTTAGTTTGACACTGGTCGACCCAGTTGAGCCCGATATGGCAGCAACACTCTCAGACATTATTGTGCAATCAGGCTATAGTCCTCCGACTGACGCTAACGATCTGGGCACGATGTCTAAGGCAAAAGCTGCCGGCGCATTGGGACAGGTTATTATTACACAGATTGACTCCGAAGGACGCCCGCTCGAAACATGGACACTGTGGAACTCGTTCGTAACTGAGCTTAAGTACGGCGATCTTGCATATGGCGATGATGAGCTTACTGAGATGTCGGTTACTCTGAAGTATGACTGGGCACGAGTCGAGACTGCTGGAGAATCAGCCGCAGTTGCTGGTAATGGCGAAAGCGAATTCTTCAAAGTTTAATAAAGATAAATAAAATAGAGGTGTATATTGTCTAGAAATAGAGGTCGCACGGGAGGAAGCACCCCCCAAGATACAGCGACACCCGCCCCAGTACTTCAAGGTGCTGGGATCGAAGGATTCTCCTTCGTGGTACCCACAGAGTTCGTAGAACTCCCATCAAAAGGACTTCTGTATCCAGAGGGGCACCCCCTCCATGATCAGGAAACCATTGAAATCAAGCAGTTGACAGCAAAAGAAGAAGATATGCTGACATCACGCACATTGCTTAAGAAAGGCGTGGCAATCGAGCGAGTTCTCGAAAGCCTCATTACCGATAAAAGCATTCACCCCGACCACCTGTTGGTAGGCGATAGAAATGCGATAATTATTGCAACCCGAGTTTCGGGCTATGGCAATGAATATACAACAGGGGTTACTTGCCCATCCTGCGAGACAAAGCAAGAATATACCTTTGATCTTAACGAAGCAGAAATATATGACGGCAGCGACGTCGATACTCTCGATACTCGTTACAACGAGGACGGGACATTCACAGTGACTCTCCCACGCCTCCAAATGGACGTTGTATTTAGGCTCCTGACCGGAGCAGATGAAAGAGAGATGACGTCGAAGCTCCAAAAGAAGGATAAGAGAAACTCTCATGAGAAGCTGGTAACACAGCAGTTGAGAAATCTCATCGTTTCCGTAAAGGGCGAAACTTCTCAGGAAATCATTGATTATGTCATCGAAAACATGCCTTCCACAGATTCTCAGCATTTGAGAATGGCATATAAACTAGCAGCCCCCAACGTTGATCTTACGCAGCATTTCGAATGTAATGAATGCGATTTTGAGCAAGATATGGAGGTGCCGCTCACCGCGGACTTTTTTTGGCCTAACCGATGAGTACATGGAAGACGTCTATGAACAGTTCTTCTTCCTAAAATACTCCGGAGGCTGGTCGTTCGCTGAAGCCTATAACTTGCCGCTAGGATTGCGCAAGTGGTTCGTCCAACGCCTCATTCGACAATTGGAAGCAGAGCAACAAGCAATGGAAGAAGCTCAGAGCGGAGGTTCGTCTAAATCACAAACTCTAAATGCCCATAACCAGCCACCAGCACCCAAGCATATCGGCAAATCCTAATAAAGATATAAGTGTCTTTTCATAAACGCCCGCTTTTTCCTCATATAACTAATTATTGCAGGTATATAATGCGCGGAGGGTTTAGACATGGCAGAAGGTGAAGGTGAAGGTGAGGGAAGACCCACCGCCGCGGACTTCGCAGAAGAGGTGGAGAAGCGTAGAAAGACTGCTGAAGAAACCCTTGAGAGTATAACCGCTGAGCTTAAGACTCAGGAACAAGTCCTAGAAAACTACAAATTGATAGCAGACTCTCAGCAAAAAAGGTCTTTGGTCGCTGCGCAAGAAAAATCGATCGCCGAGGAAAGGGTAAAACTAGCAAACAAAGCGTTAGAAATTGAACTCCAAAGAGAAACAGTCGACGAAGCCAAACTCAAAATCGCATATGAAGCCAAAATGGTGGCTGAAGATGCCAACGATCTGCTTGGAGAAAACCTAAAACTCGCCAATCAGACGACTGCGGCATTTGAAGAGGGGGTCAGAGCCGCCGGCGACCTTGGCGCCGCCCTTGGCGGCGCGCTCAGTCCATATGGCAGCCACCCCGTTTTCAACGTCGCCCAATTGGGAAAAGTAGCGAAAGCCTTCCGCGGCGGTAGCAACTCAGTTAGGGCATTCGGCACCAATTTGGTCAAAGCCGGCATAGGCGCCTTCATCAACTCGATGATAAAACTCGTATTCATAATGAACGAGTCAGAGTCTGCGTTCAGAAAAGCCACAGGCGGAAGCAAAAGCCTCGCAAGAGAGATGACAAACGGTTACGAAAGAACTCGTAAATATACAGTCTCCGTGCAGCAGAACCAAGAAGCATGGCAGAAGTTACATGGGACTTTCACTGATTTCACCATGGTATCTGCAGCCACCCGTGCAGATTTGGCCGATCACGTCGCTATAATGAGCCAACTTGGCGTCTCAGCCGACGTTAGCTCAAAAGCCATGCAATCCCTCACAATCTCCTTCGGAGACACTGCAGAGACCGCTAGCCGCTCGCTATTAGAGTTGAGAGCCGCTGCAGTGGATCTGGGAGTCGCACCAGCGATGCTTATTGAGCAATTTGGATCGATGGGCAACAGATTAGCAAAAATGGGTTCTCAAGGTGTAGAGGCATTTAAGGATCTTGCACGAATTTCCAAGATCACCGGCATGGAGCTTGGCAAGCTGATTGCTTTGACCGAAAAGTTTGACACATTCGAAGGCGCCGCAGAACGCGCCGGAATGCTTAACGCTGCTTTGGGCGGCAACTTCGTTAATGCCATGGATCTTATGATGGAGACCGATCCGGCAGCAAGATTCGAAATGATTCGAGACGCCATAAAAGACACAGGTATGACATTCGATGATATGTCTTATTACCAGAGAAAGTTCTATACAGAAGCCGCTGGTCTTGAGGAAGTATCGGATCTCGCCGCATTAATGCGCGGAGATATGGATGCCCTATCAGGTGGGTTGAATCAAACGTCTGCAGACTATGCCCAAGCAGCCGAAGAAGCCCGCAATATGGCGACATTCCAAGAAAGAATCCAAGCTCTGTTTATGCGGCTCATTCCCGTATTGGAGCCGGTCATGGAGGCTATTGATGAGTTAATACAATATTTTGAAGGAACCATAAAGAGTACTGACGACCTACACCCAAGAATTGTTAGTTTTATAGGACTCATGCAGGGTCTAGGTTCTATAATTATGTTCGTTGGGAAACACTGGAAGTGGTTCTTGGGGATTTGGGCTGGATTCAAGCTCCTCCCCCTTCTAAAGGGACTTGGAATGCTCAGCACCAAATTGGGCTTTATTGGACCCAGCGCTGCAATCGCTGCGAAACCGATGCTCGCCCTAGGCGCCGCAGGACTAATGGTGGGTGCCGGCGTTGGAATTGCTGCTTTAGGGATCGGTGAATTAATCAAATCCTTCAAGGGGATGAAATGGAACGAAATGGCGGTGGCCGCGGGCGCAGTCATCGCATTGGCTACTGCCTTTACCTTCCTAGCCGGCTCCCTAGCCACCTTAGCGTTACCAACTACGTGGGTAGGAGTCGCAGCAATCGGTGCAATCGGAGCGGCTGTCGGTATTGCAGGGTTGGGGATTAGCAAGGTTGTAGGAGCTTTCAAGTCCGACAAAGATAATATGGAAGATATGGGGGCGGTTTTTGATAGCTTTGCCACTGTGAGCACAGATCAGCTAGATGCCGGCGTAGCATCCTTCG